TGGTCTTGCGCTCCTTGAATAGATTGCTGCCCCATTTGACCGGCTGTTTGCGCACCAGTGTTATACATGCCCTGACCTATGCCAACGCCTGTTTTATACTTATTCATCAAGTCATCAAGATACTGCTGCCTATCTTTATTCATGATGTTATGAGCACCAGATTGGATTGATTGCAACGCCGATGAACTACCCATCAATCCCATGGAACTGGCAGCACCTAAGCCCTGTTCTTGTGCTTGCGCCATGTCTTGCTTTGCAGCTTCGGACGTTTCATAGCTTTTGTTCCACTCGTCTTGCAAACCTTGTGGGTTCATTAGCTTATTAAGCTGCTCCGATAAAGTGCCACCTGCAGACGTACCATAATCAGCGTATGGTTGCTGTTGACCTTGCGCTGTATCATATCCTTGCTGGACAGTTCCTTGTGCGTTTTTATATGCTCGCCCAGGGTGCAACCAATCACTTAACATACTCATATTCTTATACTCCTTTTAAGGCCACGCAGCCGTGGTAAACTGGCGCATCGCCCCGTTTTCTCGTCCTACATATACGTCATTTGTGGTGTCATACAACAGCACCCCGTCCTCTAAGTTGCTGGCTAAAGCTGTTATTTCGGCCGCTGTGAATGACTGCGCAATAGTATTTAATGATACTTCAATCTCATTGATAGTCGTATTTAAAGAATCAACTAATGTTAATAACCATCTTTGTATATCACCATCAAGATTGCTATCACCATAAATGGGGACATTATTTGTCCGCTCCAATTCAACAGCCATTAATTAGCCCCTCCAGATGCGCGCCTAACATTTTGAACGGCCCCTAACAGAACCATGGGAGACGGACTCACACATACCAGCTTGTAGCATCTGTTTCGAGATGGGCCTAGTTGATACCATCTCATGCGGTAACGATATACGCCAATCCGGCTAAACTCTCTAACGTCTGCACTTGTAAAGGTTACTCCGCCATCATCAGACCAGTATAACTCCACATGCGGTTTAAATAATTTATCGTAATGATCTGAACCGATAATAGGAGTATTTGTACCTTCTTCGATAATAAAGTCACCGTCTTCTGTTAATAGATAGATTGGCTCCCCGTCTTCGGTCGCCTCTTCATCTATAATATATACTGTGTTTTCAAATGGCATCGTGCCCCTATAAAATGCATCCTCACCAAACACGAAATCTATTTCCACATAATCAGTAATAAACTCCGAATAATCAGCTTGCGAATAAATCTGCGTAATCGCTTCGTATCGCATCGGATAGGGTATGAACGCATCCGCAGCTTGCGGATCGTCTTGCGAGGGATTTTGTAACTCATTAATATAGATATTGCCACCAGCTTCATAAACCACACTTTGGTCGCTTACAGTTACTAAATGCTTATTGTTAAAAAACACATGCTTTTGTATGCGTGAACGCTCACCATTTAGCTCAATACATCTATGCCAAGAGTTAGTATTAAAATTATACTCTAAGCTATTAGCAGAATTTGTTATATCTAAATCACCATAATCTAAAAAATTACCAGCACTTACACGATAAAAAATAGTGTTTTCGTATTGATACATAAACCCGTTAGCTTTCAATGTTAAGAACGGATTTAATCCCTCTAATTCGTTAGCTGTACGCTGTATAAGGGTGTTTACAGCTTGGGTGGATATGATGGTAGGCTTGCCACCATCCGAGGTCATGAACGCTACAAGACCATTTCTGTTTCTCCCAAGCCATGTCATGCGCCCGAAATCCACATCTAAAGTCAAAGCATCAGCCATGCCATAATCAAAGTTATAACTAGTATTTAGCTTGAATGGAAACGTTGTCTTTGTCGTTCCATCATCAAATACACTGGGAATATTCATCCATATATCACAACTAAAGTCGTTAAATATATATAGTTGATTATGCAGTGTGGTTATCTGTTGTATCTGTCCAGATGCGTAGTTAAATACAGGGGATGAACCTACCGGCTGAAAGCATGTCAGAGCGGTTGTAGCATCAAAACCGCTGCCACCTAGATTAATAGTAGACAAATACCACTGGCTGCTCTCATCGTTTGACACTACAAACCTATTTCCAAAAGCCGCTACATATTTAGGACTTTGGGGTGCCTGGGTATCTGTTACAGTAATCATCTGATTGGTGTTCTCATTAATAACAAACAACTTTCTTTCAACACTATCAGCCAACATTACATAAACATTATCAGCAAATACCAAGTAATCTGCAAAAATTTCCCCTGAAGAACGATTGAAATCAGAGTTATTTAACTGTGCTACATTGAAGTTTTTATCAACCCTATTTACTACAGAACCAACAACAATATACACAAAGTCAATACTTCGAAATATTGCCCGTGGCTCAGCCTCAAAAATTAACTTGTTTTCGTTAGCAACCGTAATATGCTTCCTGCCAATAACAGGATATGCCGCCGTAGAACGCTTACCCGTTGGGTCTTCAACCTGAGACCAGTTAGCAGAATTTTCTGGGCTAAACTGCTTAAACCTTTGCTCATTAAACTTTGTTACGATTGGCAGTTGTTCAACTGGCATATTATTTGTCCTATATTCCCGAAATTACACGCCATGCCGCGGCCGGGGTTACTGACGTATTATCACTGACAACAGATAAATCAATTGGGCTAGCTGCGATCATATCTTGATATGCCTCTTTGTACATAGCTTCAAGCTTCGGTGTCCATGCTTCGCTTCTACCTTTGTAGTCTGCTAAGTCTCTAGCTAAAGCTCTTTTAAGATATCTTTTGTAATAAGCTGGTAAAGATTCAACTGTATCTGTTGCTGTTAATGTTGCAACTTCAAATTTAGCTCTAATATATAATGTAAATTCTTGTGATGGAGCAGGATATATTCTTAAGTATGAAATATTAGTTTCTTGCCTAACTACTACATATCTTGGCAATCCCTCTAGTGGATTATATTTCCATGAAGCATTAAATTCGTTTTCGCTAATTGGAATAAGTGGGTAGGTTACACCTTCCAGTATCAGCCATGACTCCATTAACTCGGATAGCCTGCCTTCTGTAATATCTGGTGTTGGCACAAAATCAGGTGAGCCTATAGATAGCTCTGCCGTACCCGTTGTGATTGTTTCGTTAATTGTTCTTGCCACTGTTAATAGCTGACCCGTTGCGCTATAGGCTTCCAGTAATTCATTAAGAAACTGCACGCCCTTGGATAAGTCATTGCCATGCAATGGAACTGTTGGGGTACTTGCGCTTATTAATTGATAAGAATCATTTACGAACTCTTTTACGCTTTGGCTGGGTAGTGTCATCTTTCACCTCTTCAACTATCGGTTCATTAATCGGTTCATTAACAGGAGGGTCATCAAACCAAACGCCGGAGGCTATATATGCGATATAATCATCATAGCTATTCGCTATAGTTTTAATATCTTTCCCATACACATAAGCTCTAAAATGTGCTTTGTTAACCCATCTACCACAGTAAAGGAATTGCCCCTCGTGTTCTGAGGGGCTTAGCTTATTAAGAGCGGACACGAACTGCAAACTCAGGATTGATTGACACGCCACCAAGCATATCTAATCTATCTAGCTGTTTGTAGTTGTATATATCAGCACCTAACGTATGAGTGATAGCCATCTTATATTTTTCACTATAAGAAGTAGTTGCTTCAACACCACCAACTAGCTCTTTAATTGCAGGAGCTGCGAAAACTATCGCTTGTTTGTGAAAAGCTATTGATACGTTATGGTCTTCAGCTAATAATACTTGAGCGCCATTTGGAATAGCAGCACTTATATTTTGTCTTGCACCAGAAACTATAATCTCTGGACTAATCGGAACCGTTGCTGCACCAGCACCATTTGATGTTACATCAGATGTCACAACGAATTGAGCTGATTGAGATAGTTTAGAGCCTTGAATTAATGGGTTGACCATGAATACGCCGGCAGCTTCATCAATCTCGATGCTATCACCTTCTTTAAACACAACTGTAGAAGCTTGCAGCCCTGTTAATGACAATGAGCTACCACTTGCAACAGGCCCAGAAACTATCCCGCCAAGCTTAAAGCCTGTAGGAGGTGAGCCACCAGCTTCACCAGCGCCAGCAATTTGACGAGTCAAGAAGTTAGTTTTGAAGAAGTCAAAGCCAGATAAGTGACCGATAAAACCATCCATCAATGCGCCACGGTTAACAGTCATATTAAACACGTTTTTCAAATCATCACTTAGTGCTGCTGAAATGAACGGGTCATTAGCAAAGTATCTATTGCCGTCTTCTGGTATTGCAAGAGCTGTCATATAAGCATCGGTATCAGCTACAGTTCTGAAAGTAATTGGAACTCCCGGAGTACCAGTTGCTTGATAAACTTGTTTTTGTAGATGTTCAGTTGCAATGTATTTTTCAACATCGTTAGCCATGACTTTAGCACGAGGCTTAAGCATTTCATCTAGATACGGTTCATCAGTAGCACGGTCAAACGTTAATTCCATGCCTGTGAATGACACCATTGTATGAAACTGAGTATCGATTGAAAGTGGGCGGATAACTTGAATTTGAGCCTGAGGCACTGCAGTTGCACCGCGTTCAGATAGATATCTTTGCTCTAGTCTATAGTTGATTGTTTGACCAGTTGCAAAGCGTAGGTTTTTGAAATCGTCTTCGATACTTCTATCGGCTACTTTAGCGAAATTCAGATAGTTGACAAAGCGGATCATCCACTCGTCTAAGACGTATTGTGTTGTATTAAATACATTAACAGCCATTTGTGTACTCCTTAATTGAACAATAAAATAATTAAATAACTTACTTTTCTTGTCCAAGCGGAGACGTTACACACTTGTATTTTTGTAGCTGACGGCTGCTACACTTCTGCCTGTCAGCTACAATTTTAGACTACATATAGCTAAGACGTCAACTTACTTTCTCAAATGCTTATTAGCATACTGCGCAATCCTATCATCTATACTACGCAAACCCGTATTTCCTGAGCTATCACCTTTAGTACGTGTTGCAGGCTTTGGAGCACTACTTTTAGCGGTTCGCTCTTTCTTCATGCGCTCATCAAGCCTACCCATTTCCATCATTTTGGCGTAGGGGTCTTGAATTTGTGATATCCGCTTAAGCTCGGCAGGCTGTTTTTTAGATGCCGCATAGATGAAAGCTGCTGGGTCTTTCATACCACGCGTAGCTACAAACATAGTATCATCGATTGGAGCACTTCCAACAACCTCGTTGAAGTCTTTGTACTTGCTCATGCCACTATTGAACTTAGATTCAAACTCGACTTGTTTTTCTTGCTCTGCTGCTCGCCACGCTTGTTCTTTTTGCTGCTGCTGTTTCTGTTGTTCTTTCTGCTCACGCTTGCTTGCCCAGCCGTCCATAAATCCTTCAAGCTGCTGTTCCCATGACTGAGAGCTATCAGCGTCATACTCAAAATCCTTGGATTGAGGTTTGGTTGCTGGCTCTGGCTCTTCCGCGTGCTTACCACGACTTAGCCTATCCCGAATCATAGCTTGCACTTGTTCCTCAGTGTATGTTTTGGCTGACTTTTTTTCAGTTTTTACAACTTCGTTGCCGTACTCGTCCGACTCATCTTCATCGTTGCTTTCTTCAGATTCATTAAGCTCTGGATCAATATGCTCTGGTTCTTTGCTTTCAGGCTCAGGAGCTGGTTTATCTTGCGATTCTAAATCAGGCGCATTGGTTGGTGATTCATTCATCTTTTCATCTATACTATTCATATTCCACCTTTTTATTGTTAATTATTTATTTCCTAAGTGCGTCAAGATATCAGCCATGTTTCTAGCATGTGCGATATTCTGATCTGCATTTGTCCTATGCATCTCTGCTTGATATCTTAATTGCACTTCTTCTAATGATGCTGCAGCCTCCAACCTATCATTCTCCAGCTCTTGCCATTTCTGCGCTATCTCAGCCTGTGTTTTATCGCTATCTAACGCCAGCTTTTGCTGTTTCAATTGTAAATCTTGCATCTTCAACTGTAACTCTTGCTGCTTAAGTTGCATTTGCATCTGTATTGCCTGCTCCTCAGGACTTGGTCCTTGGTCTTGCTGGGGCGGTGTTTGCCCAGTTTTACCAGCTTCTAAAATCTCAGGTGGCACAAGAGTTCTTAAGCGATTACGAAGATTGATATTGTTTTTAAGTGGTAGATTCTCAGCGTACAAATCAGCAATCATATTAAATAATTGTGGATTGGCTTGTAATACCATTTGTAGTGACTCTAGTGCCTGTTCTCTTTGTCCGTCTGAGTTCGGCCCAGGCAACAATCTTATTTTATAACTGCCTTCGCGCATATCATTTTTAACCTGTGAACCGTACTCGTCTTGAGTTTGATTCAAGGGAACTGCAACAGGCGAACCAATGTCAGGCATTGTTAGCATTTCAACACGCTCAGTATCATAAATAACTGGTATCATCTGGTTAATAATATCGCCACCAACAACTATAGAGCGGTTTAACGCATCAAACGCAACGTAAGTATTATAGCTGCCACGCTCAGTTCTAGCGTCAATTGCCTTACCTGATACCTCGTTGCCTTGTTGACCAATTTGTGTATCATACATGCCAGTACTTGACTGGATGTCAGATAATGCTAGTTGATATTGCTGTACTAGTGATTGTGACAGCTCAGGCGGTCTAAGTTGCTGGGGTACGAATCCATCAGAGTCTTTATCGAAGAATAGTCCGCCCTGATAGTTACCAGGATTAGTCCAGATATCTTTAGTGTCCTTGCCTCTGACGTTTTCTTTGCTTACTAAGAACTGGTCATTACGTGATACTTTTAGCAAATAAGCTGAGTGCGTTCGAATGTAGTTAAGATACTTTTGTGAGTCGTTAGCGTCTTTAAAAAATGGTCGGCAATATTGTTTGTTCTTTTTATCGTAATAGCTGTTCTGGTCAACAAAGATAATTGGTAATACATCAGCTGGAAACTCGCTTGATTCTAGCTCATAATCTCCTGCCATTTTATAGTATTTTATCGTATCACGTGGCGCGTCTCTTTCATTAATAATACTAACAGGCTCACCAGTTGTTAAGTCAATTAGCGGTGTATCGTCTTCGTCTAATTCTTCATTGTCGATAACGTTTGGCACTTCCGTAGGCTGCAAGTCATCTGGCGTTTCAATGCCTGGCTGCGGAGCATTCATTGACACATCTTCTATTTGCTGAACATCAACATCTGCCATAACTTGCGGTGAGCCTAGCCCAATAAGCTTCATATCATCTTGGTAATCACGCATCCTTGAGTATTCTTCGTTATCAATGACACGACCGTTTGATAGCTCTCTGATTCTTTCTGTCTTATATTGTCGTTTGTAGTAATCTATTATTAATATGCTATCGTTATCAGCAAGCACTGTATCATCATTTAGCGTACAGTTTTGTATCTTTCCTTCTACTCGTTTTCCATATACAGATTTAAATTTCTTACGTGAAATACCAGTTTTTAATCCGCAAAACATTCCGTCTGTTTTTGTTTTTGATGTTGCGCTAATATCCCAAAAAGCCTGGGTTGGGTCGTTAATCTCAATGATGTTAATTTCTTGCAAAAACCCTTTGCCATCAACATAATCATGATTGATTCTATATGCTCCATAACCACCAATGACAGCTGACTGAAATGCTGTTTGATATACAACAGATGCTTTTGAATTAAGAGTTATCTCTTTAACTAAAGCCTCGCGTGTTTCTGCTGTTTCCGCTGGCACTGATTCGTCAGGCACAATTTGAAGGTTCGGCGTGTTCTGTCTCTGCTCACCAAGTAAATGATTAGCTAGCACACCAAGTTTATTAGATGTTAGCGGTATCTTTTTGTTTTGTCGTAGAGCGTATGTCTCGTCTTTGCTCCACTGCCCACCCATAACGAAGCTCATTTCTTCGTGATATTGCTTGTTATTAAATGAGAAATAACCGTGCCACGACCCTAGATTATCTTTAATTTCTTCCGCAATTTCTGAGTTTTTACGTGCCATTTTGCATCCTTTGCGTCAATTAGTGATTATATATTATCAGGTAAACATTGAGTTGTAACGCTCAGGTATTAGTGTTGCGCTATTTTCTGCAAGAGATTGCATCTTACCGCCTGCGAAAGTCAACATAAGACTGTCCGCTATATCAGGACTACGCATTCCACGCTTTTTCATATCGTCTTTAGACTCAATTAGTAACTGTCCGTTGCTTCTATGTCTATACCCAAAACCACATAAATCAGCATGTAATTCATCACTATCGGGCAGTTGCACATCTAATTCTTGTTGCAACCAATCTCTAAGCTCCCAATAATATTCTGCTCGTTGATTAGCAAATCGTTCTTTGTCATTAGCTGAGCGTGCGACATTAACACCTACGACTTGACTATATCCCATTTCGCTTAGTCTATCTGTTGTGCCTGCACCAATTCCGATGCAATCTATATATACTCTATGCGGTTTTTCTTCTTCTATGATACGCTTGATGCGCCCTGCTAATTGCATTGTATTTTGATTACGCAGTGTTTCAATCTTGAACGCCTTCCTTCCGCGCCTTCTAATGATTGCGCATCTATCGTTTTCACCAATTGCCGGGTCAACACCTATTATTAAAGACGCGTCTGTTTGTATGTCTGCTTTGCGTGCTGCTGTTACATGTTTTGAGTTTATAAAAGTATCGTCAACGGGATTTCTAAAAGCTTCCGTAGCTGACAAAGGATATTCAACTTTAAATCTTTTCTCGCCCTCTTCCCAGTCCGAACTAAACTCTTTTATCTTAATCCGACGCCAATACAAATGCTCAACCGTCATGCCATCTTCTTTATATAAATCTAGCAATGACTGTTCTTGCTCTGAAAGCGGAGGAGATTCGCTTTTATGTGATGTGTAAGACGCTGTGTATTCTCTTTGCCAGTACCACGGCACAAATATTGCTTGAAATTCGCTATCGCCAGTTAGCGCAGAACACCACAATTGATTGAAGTAATTACCAATTCCATTAGCCGTGGACTCGATAATAATTTCTGTTCCAGGCTCGTTTGATATGGCTTGCATTATTCCTTTGCTGTGTTCCTCAGCGTGCGGCCAATAGCCTGTTTCAGAGCCGTGGAATAGCTGTATAGTTTGCGAACGACCTACAGCTTTATTGCCTGCTGTGCCGACAGCGTAGCCAGAATCTAAGCCTGTGAAATTCAGTTCTTTAGCTGATGACGCGTCAGGCTTAGGAGCAAGACCAGGTGGTAATCCATCATAGTATCGCTTAGTCATTGCAAAAAGGTTTTTAGTTGCTTCTGCTTCATGCGTCAGAATAAACGCTTTTTTACCGCGCTGAGTTATAACTTTGTGAAAGAATCTTGCTTGTATTAGAGTTGAGCATCCAAGCTGTCTGCCTTTTAGGATGATAGCTCGTACTTTACCAGTCTCTTTTAGCTGTGCTTCTAGTCGTTCGTGTATATATAGCTGTGATTTGTTAAGCTCAAAAGCTTCGATTCGACCTGATTTCGTGCGAATGTTTAGAAAGTTTTTAGCAAACGTTGGAAAGTCTTTTAATGCCTGTATTAGTTTTTCTTCATCTGTCATTTGAGTTTATCGATGAGCTTTTCAACCACGGACTGTAAATTATTTTCTTCTTTATCTTTTTCGCGCCACTTGCCTTGTCCGCGCGTCTTAAGCCAAAAAATTATGGCTGCTAAATCTTCTTGATCAACTGCTTTTTTATAAAGCTTGTTAGCTACATTGGCATTAGCTTTAATAATAGCCATATTTAATTCTAGTTTGTAATACTTAACCAGTGTTTCATCATCAATACCAAGATACTCGGCTATTTCTTCATGCGTATGACCAAAGCTTTTTAACGCTGATACTTCTGCGCGTAGTCTGTCAGTTGGCTCGTAAGCTTTAAATTTGCCGCTTTCATCAAGCTCGATGGGCATCGTTTATCTCCAGTGTTGCTTTTTTACCTGTATATTGCTCGTATCGTTTTATTATGACATCGCAATAAGATTCGGACAACTCCATCATAAAGCATTTACGCTTAAGTTTCTCACATGCGATTAAAGTTGAGCCAGAGCCACCGAATAGGTCGAGGACAGCATTACCTTTGCGGGTAGTTTTATCCAGAGCCTCCTCTGCTAACGCAACAGGTTTTTGTGTGGGATGAATGTATACTGTCGCAGCGTCCTTGTTAATCGTCCAGACGCTTCCGATTCGCTTACCACACAATTCAGCGCCTCGATGCCACACAAGAGCAACCTCGTAATCAGAGCTAAATGTTTTCTTTAAATCACCTATGCCACCACCAGGTTTGTGCCAGATAACAATGTTAGATGGGTAATCGAATGCCGCTAGGTTATCAATCCATTTGTTTTGAACCTTCCAACTCGTCCATACAAACACCCATCCAATTGACACAGCCTCAATAACTGCCGCAATATCAAGGAGTCTGAATGTGTTCGAGAATTTGCCTTGTATTCGAGCAAATTCTCTACAAATAAATTTTTATAACTTCGATCGCACACTATTTTTTAAGGCCAGCTTTGCCACCATACGCTTTACCAGCACCGCCTGTAGACTTACAGCTATCCGACTTATGCATTGCCTCATTAATCTTCTTCTGCATGCTATCAGCTTGATAATGACCTTCTGCTAAACCTTTGTCCATTCCTCTGTCGTAAGCCTTATCGTATTTCTTAGCGTCCATTTGATAACTCCAAAAATTAGTTAATGTCAGCGCCTCAAAATTGTGTGCAGCAACGATGACACCGACTTATAGAATATATCACACATATAATAAATTTAAATAGTACAAGCGCTTGACATAAACGCGTTGTATGATATCATGTGTACATATTAAAGATTAACTAAAAAGTGGAGAACAAAAATGACGGCATACATAATAGACACACAAAAGTTTGAAGTAGTGCGGATATATCCTGGCGCATCGTGCGCATCGCTTGACATGCCCAGCAACTACAGCCGGGAGCCAAGCAATTACTACAAGATGTTTCACGATGAAGATGCATTATTCGACTATTGGAATTTAGCAATGGAAGAGTCAGGCGTATTTCATGAGGGTTTAGGTTATAGCGAAAATGCCAAGGCGGACATGTTTAATGACTGGGTTAAGAATTAGGAGATAAGAAAATGACGGACATAAGCAGATACGACAACGCCCATGATGACGAGCTACCAACAAATCCAAAAGGTGAGTTACATATGCAGTACACAATACAAGTTGACTGGGATGACATGCGCCATGAGTTTGTTGCGGTCTTTGACTGGTACGATGGCGCACCAGATGGCCATAATACATACGGCTTAGGTGATACAAAGGCTGAGGCAATGTTAAATCTAATCGAAAACATAGATGATGAGGAGATGGAGCCGTGAAAACTGGAACTATTCACGAAGCCATGAAAAAAATAGAACAGCTAACATGCAAAAGTATCTCGTTACATCATGAGTTAGATTGCAGACGAGGAGAGATAACTAGCGAGTTTCATTTTTTCATTGGTAGAGACTTGATGTTTAGCGCTCAGAAGTGGGAAGCAGTTATTGATGAGCTAAACTTTATATTATTGGGGTATGGGACATGAAAGAATTTGAAAAGTGGCTAAGGGATGGAATTAGATTTTATGATAAAGAAGATGACTCTTGCACTCCAAACACAGATTGCTTCAAAAAAGATTATTTTATTGGCGTGCAATCAGGGCTAAGAATGGCTCTTCAATATCTACTTGAAAATCATATTGAAGCCCCAATATCACAGCAACCGGTTACAAATCCTAACCTATTAAAATGCAAAAGCTGTACTGTTACTTCAGAGGTAGAATGCAAGCAATGTAAATATACAGGCTGCAACCATTACTGGATAAATCTTGCGCCAATTGACCAAAATAATCAGAAATACATGTGTTTGAACTGTGACGAGGTGAAATAATGACTATTAATGAAATGCTGTATTTAGCTGATATCTGCGAAGATGTTAACGGAGTGTGCACTGTACTGCTATCCATCGGCATCGTAGGCGCGTTGATTTTACTTAAGATGAAAATCTTTGATGACGGGTCAGAGTATGATAAAGACCGAAGAAAGATGGTAGATCGTATCTTGACTAAATGGCCGATTTTAGTCCTGATTTGCTGCATTGGTATATTTACGCCCACACAAACGACTGTTTATCTCATGACGGGCAATAGCTTTCTAAGTGATTCAAATATATCCCCCAAAGTTACGCAAGCGTTAGAGTTGAAACTGGATAAATATATATCTGAGTTAAAAAAAGAGGTGGAATAATGAATAATACCATACCGCGCGCTAACACGAGAAGGAGAGCAAAAGTTGATAGACGAAAAGCAACTACAAGCGCATTTAAACGCTAAATTAGCAGAGATTGCCAAAAAGCTACCCCATTACATCAACGAGTCGCGTTCGTTTAAATGCGGCCATGCTATGGGCTATAAACAGGCGTTATTAGATATTGATAGACTTCTCTTTTCTAATAACAATAGCGATTCACTCTAAACAATCCACAAAATGTGTTAGTAAACTTGTTGATATGTAATAAAAACACTACATAATCAACAAGTTCCTTTTTAATTCTTTTTATTCATCTTGTATACATTAAGATCAATTGATTATCTATTTAGCTATTTGCTAGTCATCTCTATTTGTTTGGAATCCGCGTTTTAATTTAATTCCAGCCTGTTCCAGACAGGCTTCCATTAAATTTTTGCTTTCGCTCTTCACCGAATCCCTGCTCTATGCTGCTATTCAGCGACACTAACAGGTTGATATGATTCTCCAAGCATGACGTTCCCCGCCATTTTAATATTTTGCGCGGCATTAAGATCGCGACACATGCTAATTCCGCACGTACAATTAAACACGCGATCTGATAATTTCATATCCCGCTTTAGGCCGCATCCTGAACACGTTTTCGTGCTGGAAAACCATCGGCTTATTTGCACGATAGTTTTACCATGCCAGCCAGCCTTGTAGGTTAGTTGTCGTTTCAGCTCAAAAATACCGACATCGGAAACCGCTTTTGATAGCTTGCGGTTCTTTACCATGCCTTTGACGTTTAGATCTTCAACCGCCATGTAATCATATTCACGTACGATTTTAGTCGTTAGTTTATGCAGAAAATCCCTGCGACTACTGGCTATTTTCTCGTGAATCCTTGCGACAATTACCCTTTGCTTTGCGTAACGGTTAGAGCCTTTGGTTTTTCGACTCAACGCCCGTTGCGCTTGTTTTAATTCTCTTTGGTATTTATAGGTGAACTTTGGTGCTCCGCTATAAAATCCGTCACTAGTAACCACTACATCTTTAATGCCGATATCAATACCGACTGATTTACCTGTTTTCTCATATTCGGTGATTGAAACTTCACATGAAAAACTTACAAAATACTTACCGCTTGGTGTCTTGCTCACGGTTGCCATCTTTGGTGTGCCGTCTGGGTACTGCGACCACTTTAGATTAATTTCGCCAAGTTTTGGTAGTTTGAGCAGTACGCCAGATTCATAGTTGTTTTGTATGTTACGCTGATCTAACTGGAACCTAATAGTTTGAGCATGTGACTTTTTCTTGAAATTAGGGAATTTAGCATAGCCTTTAAAGAAGTTAGTGTATGCCGTATCAAGGTCAATCAGTTTCTGTGTTAGTACGCTAGCCGTTGATTGCTTAAGCCAGTCGTAACGTGTTGTACGATTTAGTTTAGTTACATGCTTATTAAGACTTACATAATTCATATTTTCTTTGCGTCTATCGTAAGCCTTTTTACGCATACCCAGCGCATGATTCCACACAAAACGCGCATTACCAAACTCAACCGCTAATTGCTTGATCTGCGGCTCGGTCGGATAAATGCGAAACTTGTAGGCTTTTTGAATTTTCATGGGTATAATTATACTTCATTTATCAAAAGGCGCAAGTATAATTATGCAGATAAGCAAAGGTTCATCAAGGGTTGCTTTGAATATGCCAACATGGCTTAAGGTTGGTGCACAGCAAGCTGCAAAAGAAAAAGGTGTCAATTTGTCTGAGTGGATAAAAGATTTAATGAAATATTCGCTGAAAAACGAAAGCAAAACAAACGCGGATGATTTATGAACGCCCTCGC